TTCTCCTAAGAATAGTTTTGTTCTCTTACTGTTTACTGTTTCGCCTAAACTAAATATCTTACAACTCATACTTCCTCCTTAATAAAGAATCCTTCCTCGTTTAAATACCCCTTACGGTCTTTGATTTCGTGATACGCTTGACTAACACAGTTCTGCATAGTTACTCCATAGGTTAAGCAAACCCCTCTAAGGGTCACATAAGTATCTCCGATAGCATCCATAACTTCATGCTCATTATCTGCATTCAAAGCTACTAGTAATTCATGTACTTCTTCTAATGTCTTTAGTGCTTGAGTAGTTGCGTTACCGTTAGCAACTATACCTCTATCTTCAAACCATTTATCAATATGTGTATCGTATACCATTATAACTCCTCCATAAGTGGGAATATCTTAGCAATCTCTATAGCACACTTTTGTGCAACTTCAATGTGCTCAAGTTGTGTACCATTAGAGCTTCTTAGCTCGATATAGTGAACCCAAGAGCGAAGCGTACCATTCATATACAGTCTGGACATTGTACAACCTTCAGGCAGTACTGCACGAGCCTGCTCTTTAGCGATACCATTGTCCACAGCAAACTGATATGCTTCCTTAGCCGCTACAATTACTTTCTCTTGTTGTATTCTCCACATAGCGGACAAGCGACTATCATCTACTCTAATAGAGTTTTGTCTATTCTTTGTGTCCTGCATACGCGCTTCACGTAGCATAAATGCCATATCCTTAGTAGGGTCTGCATACCTCTGAGAGAACTCTTGGAAGCTAAAGCTTCTATGTCTTAGGATTTGGCGAGCAATATCCCTTGTGGTTTCAATCTCAATAGTAGCACTAACCATCTCTAAGGGGGACCAGTGTTTATGTTTGATGAGGTATTTAATAAGCTGCTCATTGGTTTCTTTGTTAAACTGGTTACTAGGATTACTAACTCTAGCACAGAAAGCAATTAAGTCTTGTGCACTCTCCAAACCTTCCTTTAACATATCCGCACTAGGAGTGGAGTAAGAAATAAGAGTGGCTTTAGTAAAACTATTCCAATGGTTTCCAGGGGTACCAGACCCCATAGCAGTTACATCTATTTCTTGGTTATCGTTGTCAATTACAGGCATTACTTCATTCTCCTTGTTAGTTCTCTTTCGATGTACCATTGTGCCTTCTTAAGGTCTTCAATGCCTCCATCTGAGTGCTTATCATCCGCTCTCCAGATGTATTTTACTGCGTTACCTAAGCAGAAGTTCATATGCTCAGTAACTTGAATAGCCTCAATCCCTGAAGGGTGGCTCTTGTAGTGTGTTGGGTTAATATTATCCATTTTCGACCTCCTTATATTTTTATATGTTAATTAGTATACCCAGCTGACTCCTGTATACCGGGTACCCCCCGTTACAGTAGCTACCTCATGTGGGTATAGGAAGTTAGAGGGGAATATAATAAGCTCCCCTTCCTCCAAGTATACATCTTCCCCCGAAAACATTCTTAAAGCGCCTCCTTCGTAGTCGTCATTGAAGGCCATTAGAAGAGTTATAGTAGGTATACCCTTTCTATCTCCATCAAAGATACTGGTTATATGGTCTACATGCTTTTGCATATTTTGACCTTTTTCATATCTATTAAACCTTATGGGGCTATACCCCTCCCAGGTACCCCACACTTTTTCAGTTTTGGCAAATACTTGATACTGAACTATCTCAAAATACAACTTCTCAATTATTAAGCTATTGTAGGGGGTAAAATCGTTGCACATATAAGACTCATCCTCTGTTTCCCTAGTAGAGGTTGTATTTGTATAAGGGTGGTAAAACTCATTTTTTCTCCACTCCCCTTCTTCCGCAAGAAACTGTACAATTTCCTTACACTCTTGGGAGCTTAGGAAGTTAGGAACCCTTTTAATGTAGTCAGTTAGTTTTTCCATTATATGCTACATGCTCCTGATTCACAACCTTCTACGATTGTTTCTGATTTATTCTCTTTATCCTTAGTTCTAATGTAGTACAACGACTTAAGCCCGTACTTCCACGCTGTAAGGATATCTCTTTTAACTCTATTACTATCTAATATCTTATTAGGTAATTTGGTTAGGTCATACCATTGATTTGTACTCATACCTTGGTCAATGAACTTCTGCAGTACCGCCATAAGCTTAATGTACTCAGAAGAATTATTACCAGGCATATCCCATGACTTCATATAGTAAGGCTCTTTCTCAAAGTCAGGTATTAAAGACTTAACTGTGAAGTTAGAAGCTTCAAA